CCTTATTCCTTTTTGATGACGGCTGCCAACTATCGGAGGAAGTACTGCGACGACTGCGTGAAGGTTTCAAAACGCAGATCATACGCTGCCAATCGTCAGATGATGGGTGTCCGTAAGTATCGCGACAGTGATTCTGAGTATCCACTCGCTTGGATCCCAACCGCTAAAGAGTATCCGGATTGGATCGGCCAGCCCAGCGAACCGATGCCAATTGAGGGCTCTGCCTACCAAGATCAAATTCAACAGTTTTTAGACCGTGGAGGCCAGGTTCAACATCTGCCAGCGATGCCAGCAGATGTGACTGGCCACGATGATCATCAAATCCTACTTAGAGGCTCAGATGAATGACATCAAAGAAGTTCAACTCAAAAGGAAAATCTCGCTTTGCGGCCAAGGGCCCAGCAAGCGTGGGGAAGATCCTAAAGACAGTGTGGAGTCCAGAAGAAGGACACTTGCGTTGGTCCCCTTCGCGTGGGCAATACATCGATAATGATCAGGCATTACTAGAGGAGAAAAATTGGGAGAAACAATTTCAAAATTATCAGAGCTCGTCCAAACCAAAAAACGAAGGCAACCGCTCAAGTGTGTCTTCGTTGGAAAGCCCAAGACCGGTAAAACAACCCTCGTCTCATCCTTCGTTAAGTCGCTTCTTGGAGATGTTGAGAAATCAGCAGAACGGTACGGATTCCCAAGACTAGATTGGGCAGCGATTGACTTTCCGGAGATCCTCAACCAGCTACGGCTGCTCTATAGCGAGGATCACGACTTCAACGCTTTCCACATCGACAGCGCGGATTGGCTAGAGCAGAAGATCTGGATCCAGGTTCTGAAGGATCAGTTTCGGGAGCAGTGGAAGGACAAGACTATTGACGATATTGGCTTTGCGAAGGGCCGCATCGCTGCGCTGAAGTACTGGCAACAGATCCTCAGTGCTCTGGATGCTCTTCATTCTCATCGAGAGATGCACGTTGGATTTGTGACTCACGCCCAGGTCAGGACGGTGATCAATCCTCTATTGCCTGAGCACGATCGTTGGGAGCCAAAGCTCGACAAACGAGCTTCTGGCTTACTCACCGAGTGGGCTGAGTTGATAGGCTTCCTGGATCTCAACAGCGAGGTCTACAAGCAAGGAGGTGAGGACAAGGTCACGATCAAACAGGAGCGAGTACTCTACGTTGCAGAGAGCTCCGCTTATCTAGCGGGTAACCGTTTTGGGTTAACGGAACCCATCATCAATCCGGATTACGAGACCATTGTCAAAGCGATCAGTAAGAAGTGATCCCAACACTCGTCAAGACTCGTATACGTCGAGCTCTTGGTCCGAATGCGGTGATCACCAGGTTGGACCGGTTAGATGCCTTCAAACGCGAGTGTGACGAGTGTGGAGAGTTTAGAACCCAGAGGTATCTGATTCAGCACAAAGTGGATCAGATGTACTTCTGTGATGTCGTATGTATTGAGAAGTATTTCCCAGACTATGGGGATCTGAATGCCGAGACCTTGTCAGAGTTTCGAACCGAGTTCTTTGGCCCAACCGTTAATTTTACCAACAATCACCACGCTCTGTTTGGCTGGTTAAACACAACCAGGTACACCGAGTTTGATTTCTAACAAATCTGTAAGGCAACAAATGAGTGAAACCATTCTCTTTGATCCACAGAACACGACGATTGAGATACGCGATCGGATCCTGGCTAGTGGAAATTACACTGGTTCGGTCGATAGCTTCGAACTCCTCGAGCCAATCGCGAATGGACAGCAATACCAAATTACCTTCCGATCTGGAGATGGGACTTCCAGAAAACGAGGTTGGATTGGCCACAAGAACCCAAAGGCTACCGAGATGGGTCACGAGTTTCTGGCGAGACTGTTCTCGGCTCTTGGGATCGTGGAGAAGCTCACGCTGAGTAACGGCAACACACTGCTGGCTGGTCAGCCGGTGGCCTTCTCAGTAAGGCCTACCGGTGACTATGGTGTGTCCCAGTCAGGGAAACAATACGAGCGAACTGAGGTGAAGTACGTAAGCTCCAATCTATCTGGACTCCCTCCCTGGGAGGAAGGGACAGGTTGGTCCAGGGATGAAGGCAACAACGTGGACGACTCGGTCGCTCCATTTTAAACAAGCGGGGTAAGTGGGTGGCTACTCCTCCTAAGAGGCCAGTTTTTGAAGTCCCTGGTGCTCTTAAATTAAAGTGGCCGGTGTGTCATATCCCCACAAAGCGATAAGTGAGTTTAAGAGACTTTCTCACTGAAGCTCCCCGCACCACATTGGAAGTGAATGAGAAGAGTACAAGTGTTGTTCACCTTATCGCAAGAGACGGTGGACAAATTATCTAATATCCCCAAGGGAGAACGGAGCAAGTTCGCAGAATCTGCTCTGAGGAGGGAATTTGGAAACAGCGATCAAGTACGGAAAGAATCCAGACGAGCTACTGACGGCTCTGTTCAGAGCCCAGGAGAAGTGGGAAAAGAAGGCAAGCGAAGACGATCCGGAAGAGGTTGACCAATTGTCCTTCGATGATGACTTCCCTCCAAAAGAGGAGAAGACAGAGCCTGTTAAGCCTGAGTTACCGGAGCCAAGGCCTCGGAGGTCGAATGCGATCTTTGAGGACGTAGGGCTCTTTTGTGCCGAGATGTCTGCACCACCTCAGTTGGTGGATGGTGTCCTTGAGGAAGATTCGGTTGTTGCGTTGGTAGGTCCACCTAATTGCGGCAAGAGTTTTCTTGCACTCGATTGGGCCTGCTCCATCGCGACCGGTCTGTCCTGGCAAGGGAGAACGGTTGCTGAGGGTCCAGTGGTCTATCTGGCTGGTGAAGGAAGGCCGGGACTGCAGAGAAGACTCTCTGCCTGGCAGGAACAGTTCGGGATCATCTCTCCACACCGAATGCAGATCAGTACCAAGGGAGCCGATCTGACAGACCTGGAGTCTGTGCAGGCTATTGCCAGATCTCTGGAGAAGATCACAGAGAAGAATGGAGAGGAGCCCAAGCTGATCGTCATCGATACGGTTGCCAGACACTTTGGTGAATCTGACGAGAATTCCACTCGGGATATGAATAAGTTTATTGGGCTCCTGGATGAGCTCCGGAGGATCTGGTCCTGTGCGATTCTGCTGGTTCATCACAGTGGGAAAGATGCTGCCCGTGGTGCGAGAGGATCCACTGCCTTACGTGGTGCTGTAGATGTCGAGTATGCCCTTGGATCTACTGAGGGAGTGATGACTCTTAGCTGCACAAAATCAAAGGATAGTGCGATCCCTGACGCGATCACGATGGAGCTCCGAGAAGTGACGTTGGAGAACGTGGTCAAGCCCGATGGTTCTCCTGTGACGACTTGTGTTCTTCAAGGAGCAGAACAGGCTCCCAGGATGAAGGGAGGTCTTTCCGGTAATGCTCTCCTTTTCTGGGAATCCTTCCTTGAAGTGGAGAGAGCGGCTCGCCTACAGAGCGAGCACGCTCCTACCTGGTTTCTGGTGAAGGCAGTGAATTCGATCTGCTCTAAAAAGGGAGTGTCGAGAAGTGTGTTGAGCAACATCCGAAACAACTACAAAGGTCTGTTTGGGGAGCTCCATTCACTGCTTAAATTCCAGGAAGATTATGTGGCTAGAGCTAGTTCAATAGATGTTCAACCAGATGTTCAACTAGAGTCTATTTGATGTTCAACTGTTCAACTCCAGCTATCTACGTGGTTGTGTTCAACACACTGTTCAACTGACTGTAAATCTCTCTCCCCCTTAAGGGGGGAGAGATACAGGAACAGGTGAACACCTCGTAAGCTCAACAAAAACCAAAAAATTAGTTCAACCAGGAAACGATGGAAGTGACAGATCAAGATTTTCACTTTACCCCAAGGAATGAAATTAAATTGCCTCCACCACTTGTTTGGGTATCCCACGAACACAAAGAACGTTGGATCAATTTTTCATTTGATTCACGGAGAGCAGAAAAAAAGGAAGTCAACTACTGCATCCGGTTCTGGTTGGTTGATGACAAGGATAAGCTGCTGCAGATGATTTGGCATTTGACAGAAAAGGATTGGGTTACTGGTGCTCACATTCACGAGCTCATTACAATCGTTCTGGGGTATCCGCCTTTTCAATCAAAGGGCTTGTAATGGCAGGTAACCAAAAGCGACGAGATCAAAAAATTCATAACTTCGTGATCCGAGCCAAAAACCCAGAG